TCTATAACCCGCCCGCTCCGCACGGCTTAGGCCGTCGTCGGCTACGCCCAGGTAGCTCAGTTGGTAGAGCATGCGACTGAAAATCGCAGTGTCGGCGGTTCGACTCCGTCCCTGGGCACCATCACTTCGGGAAAGTTGTTTTCCGACAAAGGCTTAACCCCATTTTTCGTCCCACTTTCGGCTCCTGCCGAAACCGGTGGGACAATTCTGTTCGCTGCGAGCCGCTGTTGAGCCGCCTGCGCGAGCCGCCGCTGGCTCGCCGATCGGGTGTAGCGGTCAACCTCTTTCGAGGTGCGATGACCCGTGAAGGCCATGATCTCGCGATCGCTGGCGCCATCCTCGGCGAGCTTGGCGGAGAAGTATTTGCGCAGCCCGTGCGCCGAGCGGCCCACCAGCTTCGCGTCCCTGCACCAGTCGCGGAACTTGTTGCCGAAGGCGGCAGTGGAGGCGAAGGACCGGCCGAAATCATTGACGAGGAACGTCTCGCGCCCAGGAGGCTGCGCAGCAAGCACCGCTTGCAGTTCGTCACTGATCGGCAAGGTGAGTATTACCGGCTTGTGCCGACGGTTTTTCCACTGAGTGAAGGTAATGCTTCCATCGTGGACCATGCCTGGCCCCAGCCGGTGGACGTCTGAAATGCGCTGGCCGAACTCGAGGAATAGCATGAGCGCGAGGCGCGCCATGGAGCCTTGAGGGTGCGCCTTGCGGAACTTCGCCACGTCGGCATCCGTCCACGCGGGAATGCCATCCGGCAGTACCTTGGGAAGATAGGGCACGTCCTTGGCAGGGTTGGTGTCGGCAAGCTTGCGCGTGATCGCGAAGGCGAACATCTGCCTTAGAGCCTTCACCATGGAATTCGCCGCGCCGGGTGTCCCTGCGCGTTTGTCACGGAGCCCGAGGACATGGCGCGAGAGTAGAGATCGCGACGGAAGGTCGCCAAAGGTCTTTTTGCCGTTGGCTGCGGTCTCCTGGCAGAGGCGTTCGAGGATGGAGCGGCGCACCCGCCGCGTCGTCTCATCCAACACCTTGAACTCGGCGCTCGCGAAATAGCGCTCGCACAATTGCCGGAGTGAGCCGGTGAGGGCGGCGGTCTTCACCTGCCGGCCATCTGCCCTGCCTGGCGCACGACCCGCCAAGGCATCACTGTAGGCCGACCAGAACGCCACCGTGCCGTATTCCTCGCGGATACGGATCTTCGGCTTTCCCGGCACGCGCACGTACCAGCGGACGTTGCCGTGCCTGTCCGTGTCTCGCGAGAGGTGGGGCGGGTTTGGTCGGGGCATGTCAGCCGATTGCCTCATCCCAAGGGTTCGGGTCTTCAGCCATGGTCGGCGCCTGCGGGAGAGCGACTGGCCCTTCCGCAGGCGCCGGCATGACGATGATCTTGCCGTCGAGGTCGATCTCGATCCGCGGCTGCACGCCGGCATTCTGCGCGCCCTTGAAGGCGCGCGTGACCTCGGCTGCCGTGAAGCGTGCGCGGATGCGAGCCATACCGACTCCCTCCCTCAGACCGCCACGCCGTTGAGCCGCACGCGGCCGACGGCGGAAGGGTTGGCCGCGGCGGCGAGTGCGACGCCGATCAGGCTGTTGCCGCTCGCGGTCGTTGTGGCAACGCCGTTCGTCGCATCCCAATAGACCTTGGCGCCAACAGTCCACGCCTGCGCGCTGGTCTTGGGGAGGTCGAACACGCCGCGCGTGGCGATTTCAATGGGCGCGCCCTCGGCTGCCGAGTGATCGGCAATGCCGAACAGCGAGCCGATGATGACGCCGCTACCGGAGACGACGCCGCCGGCCGGGGCCGTCACGGGCACCACATCGCCGGTCTGGATGAAGTTCTTCATGTCACAGCCCTTTCGAGGTCTGGAAATAGACGGTGTTGATGCGGCTGCCCTGCGCGGCGGCGAGCTGGCGCTCGACATCGGCAATGGCGGCGGCGAGGTCGGCATCGGTGCGATATTCCATCTCGCGCCGGCCGAGCGGGGTTTGCACCACGATGCGGGAGACGCCCTGCGCGCGAGCATCGCGCAGGGCTTCGAGGCGTTGATGGAGGGTTTGCTGGAGGGTGACCGTATCGCTCATCACGCCCCCGGATTCTTCACGAGGCCGCGGAAGTCGATGACGCCGCAACCGAAGTCGAGGCCGGCCGCGACCTTGACGGCGCGGGTATCGAAGTCGATCTCGGTGCGGATTTGCGGCCCCTCGGCGCCGGCGACGTAGCCATAGACGATGGAGGGTGCCGCGGCCGGGTCGGCGGCGATGTACCAGTCATTGCCGGCGATATTGGCGTCGACCACCAACTCCATCGTGCCGGCCCACGGGTTCACATCGCCGGACTTGGTGGCCGTGATGGCGGCGAGCACCTGGCGCGCCCCCAGTTCCATGTCCGGCCCGACCACGAGGAAGCGCGGTGCGAGGTTCAGCACCAGCCCGTCGAGGCTCTTCTGCTTGCGCAGCGCGCTCACGCTCGCATGCATCTGCGGTGCGCCGCCGAGAATGGTGCCGGCGACGAGATTGCCATGGTCCGCGTGGAACAGGGCCTTGCCGTCGGCCATCAGAGGGCTACCGATCAGCAGGGCATAGACCATGCGGTTCTCGTCCGCCGACGCGCGGATGGCGATCATGGCCGAGAAGTCGGCGAGGGCCGACAGATCGTCATTGATGAGCGCGCGGCGGCCGATGATGATGCCGGTGTTGAACTCCTTGGCCGAGACTTGCTCGCGGTTCTCGCTGATCGTGCCGTATTGCGTTTCGCCGTTCTCGCCGATCTCCTTGAAGCGCGGGAAGTCGCCGACCCGCAGGAAGTTGTGCAGCTTGAAGTCGGAGAAGCCGCGGCGTGCCGCCCATTGGCGATAGGTCGGCGCGGCCATCTGGTAGTTGGCGAGCAAGCTCTTGTTCGCCGCGTCCGACAGCAGCAGGGAGAAGTCGCTGGTGGAATGGGCGCCGACGGCGCGCTCCATCAGGGCATTCTCATCGTGCAGGTTCACGCGATCGCCGCGGGCGTGGGCCAGAACGCCGACCATGCTGAGCGTGCGGTAACCGGCATACTCGCGTGCGCGGCCTTCCAGCTTGCAGCGGCCGGGATTGATCCGGTGCGCGACCGCGTCGGCCATAGCCGTACGGATGGTGACCGGGTCGTTGTGATCCTGTCCGACCGTGATCGTGGGCGCGGCCGAGCGGAAGGTCTGCAGCGGCGCGCTGCGGGACTGCATGGCGGTGAAGGCGGCGGCACGGGCGGCATCAGCCGTCGCGCCGGCATCGATCTGCCCGTCGATCCACGCCTGGTCGAGACCAGCGATGGAGCCGATGGAGCGGATCTCCGCATTGACGACGGCCCGTTCCGCGGACGCCGTGAGGTTGGGGGCCGCCGCGGCGGGCGGGGTGGACGGAGCCGGCGTGTGCGCCGGCTCGTGGCTGACCGTCATGTCATGGCTCCTGATGCCTGCATGCGGGTCGGCGGGGACAACGACGAGGCTCGCCTCGATCAGGGTGAAGCGCTCGGCAACCTTCTCGCGGCGGCCGGTCTTCGCGTTGGTGCGCTCGGACCAGCTGGCAACGGCGTAGCCGATAGAGATGCCGAAGGTGGCACCGTCCGTCAGCTCGGCGGCGATGCGCTGGGAGCGGGGATTGTGTCGGGAGAGCGTGGCCCGGCCCAGGAGGTCCCCGCCGACGACGCGCAGCGTGTCGACGCTCCCGAGCTGGCGGTCCACGCTCTCCCTTCCATGGCTGTCGAGCAGGGGCACACGATCGGGCCAACTCGGCTGCGACAGCGACAGGATTTCGTCATAGGCGCCGCGCGCGTCCCACCGCTCAACGGCGGCGCCGGCGGTCGAGAGCGTCGCCTCAAAGGTCGCCGTCTCGGCGTTCCAGCTTGATGCCGGAAGCGTGGCGCGGCGGGTGATGATGTCAGCGGGTGCGTTCACAGGCGCTTCCTCCCATAGGTTCGCTCGCGCGCCTCGAGGACATGCTTGACGTCCCGATGCCAGTGCATCGCCGCGCATTCGAGGCGGCGCAGTTCATCGAGCGACAGGCGCTTGGGTTTGAGCTGTGGATAGGCGCTGCGCCAGAACTCGGCCCAAAGCGGCTGAATGCGGTCCTCCATCATGCCGTCACCTCGCCGAGTTGAGCCGTGCGGGCGGCGGCGTTGAAGGTCAGGCCGAGCGTCGCCTCGCGGGCCTTGTCGGCGGCGATCTCGGTGTCGAGGGCTGCGACGTCCATGCCGCGCGCCGCAACCGCCTCGCGCCGGCTCATCAGCCCGGCATTGATGGCGTCGATCTCAGCCTGCACGTCCTTTGCCGGGTCTACCCATTGCTGCTTGGGCGTAATCCAGCGCACCGGCAGCAGATCCTCGACGCGACCCTCGATGCGCCCGGCCAGGCGCTCGATCATCACCCAGCGGTGCCAGATCGGACGCAGCGCCTGAAACACGATGACATTGTGCTGGATCATCTCGGTCCGGCGGCGGAACTCGACGATGCCGCCGCGCATCGAGGAGTAATTGACGCTGGAAAGATCGCCGGTCAGCACCTCATAGGGCAGGCCGAGACCGGCGGCGATCTCGCGTAGATTGAGGCGGGCGAAGTCGTTGGCCTCCTGCGCAATGGCCGGCGGGTCGGAAAAGCTCACGCTCTTGCCGGGTGGCAGAACATTGAGCGCACCGGGTTCCATTGAACCGATCAGCGCATCGCCATGGCTTTCGCCATTGAACGGAACCGCGCCGTCCTGAGTCGTGACGAAGCCGGTGAGCAGCGCACCGATCTTCTGGCGCGTCAGCTGCGCCCCGTGCCATTCGTCATGCTCGGAAAGCCGTAGCAGCACCGGTGCAAACCATGAAATGCCGCGCACCTGCCCGGGAAAGTCGACCCGGAACATGTGGATCACATCTTCGGCCGGCACTCGCACCGGCGTGAGGTTGAGCCCGAGGCCGATCTCGGGGCGTTCCTTCACGATCCAGTAGGCCACGCGGGTGCCGAACGCGTCGAACTCGACGCCGTTGACGATGCGCCCGCCGTTCGTCAGCGGGCGGGTGAACGAGGCGTCGAGCTGGTCGGGGTCGAGCACGCGGATGCGCAGGCCGGCGGGGGTGGCGATCAGCAGCGCCAGCGCTTCGCCGTCCACCACCATGCTCGCGATCATGGTTGCCGTCAGGCCAGAGAAATCACTGAGGCCGTCCGCATCCGCCTCGTCGGTCCATGCGGTGAACCGGGCGGCAAGCGGTCCCGTAATCGCCGGGACGATACCGGTACCGACAAGGCTGGTCACATGGGCTGTTCTGCCGGCGGCGGCATGGGGATTGTTTGCCACCACATAGCGCGCCCGGCGGGCAAGCGGCTGGCGCGCCGCCTCGGCGGCCGCGTGCTGGTTCCGCATGGCGCCCCAGCCGCTCGTGCGACGGCCGGTCGATGCGCCCTCATAGGAGCGCTTCCAGAGGCGATTGAAGATACGGGTAAGAGAGGATCGCGCCATCAGATCAACCCCGCTTCCATCAAGAACATTTGGTTGATCGCCATGGCAATGTGATAGTGAAGCTCGAATACAATGGAGAGCTTGTTCTGAAAGCGAAACTCGTGCGTTTCAAATGAATCCGGCAGATACATATAATATCCGATCCGGCCATCATCTTGTTCATGCGCCGAGATTACGGCGCGCTTCATTTTCTCGACCTTGTCGGGATGGATCGGTATCCATCGACTGCCAGAGTCACCGTCTTTTTGAACGATGATCGGACCGTTCCTCCAATATTCAACCGCCTCTTCTGCCACTAGGCCGGCGAGTTCTTTGGCCGTCAGCGGCGGGATGCCATACAGGCCGACCTCGTGCATGAAGCCGAGAATGATCACGTCGAGCGGGCTGTAGAGTCGTTTGCCCTGCCGGCCCGGCTTCTGCTCACCAACAACAAGAATGCCGCGCACCGCCCAATTCTGCAGCGTCTTCGGTTTCATGCTCGGAAGCAGCCGGAGGAGCTGCTTCTGGGTGAACATCGGCTTTTCGAGGTCGGTAAGCATGAAATGATACTCACACGAGTCTCGTTATGTGTCCACCCATTCATTTCGTAATTGGATCAGAGGTTTAGCCTAAGCTCGCGGTGAGCCGCCGATTCGCTCCTCCATCTCCTCACACCGTGCGACGAGACTCTGAGCCCGTTCGACGATGTCTCTCACCACGAAGTTGATGTGGTCGGATTGTTCGTCGCGAAGGCGGATGATCACGTCGTCGCCGACGTATTGAACCTTCGGATTGATGCCGGTGAGTGCGTGACTGACCATCATCTCGGTGATGGCCGCCATTCGCGCCAGGTCTCGAATGTCATCAAGGAAGCGGGTTTCATAAGAACGATTGTCGGTCATGCCGCCGCTCCATAAGTCACGCTGGGAAAGTACTCGGCAACACCGTCGAGATCGGCAATGCCAAAGTCTGCGGGGTCATTCTCCGCATCGCCATTGTCTTCGGCGTCGTCCGGCCCGGCATAGATGAAACCCAGGCCGTGCCGCTCGATCGCTGTATGCTCCCGGTCGGTGTCGGGGCCTTGCAGGTCGTCCGCGATGTCATATTCGAGATCGTCGCACGCCCCATGATAAGGAGCGCCACGGCCGTTGCCGCACCATCCGAGCGACGGCTCAACGAGGTCTCCGGGATCGTCATCCTCGTCGCCATTGAGTTCTCGATTGTCATCGCCGTCGAGGTGGTCGAGCAATTCGATCATCTGCTCGATGACGCTTTCCGCCTGTTGGCGCAGCGCCGCGAGCCGCTGGATCGACCTTTGGTCGTGCAGGGCCCGTTCGCAGACATGGACATCCATGTGCGTTCTCCTTTGGTGCTCGAAAAGGGTGAGGATCGAACGAGAGGTGAGGCGGCGAGCTGCCTATCTGCCGCGGCGCCGCTGCCGCTGGCGCACCTCGCCAGCGTGCCAGTCGGCCGCGCGTCGGAACCAGTCCGCTGCTTCCCGCGGCGTCAGACGGTCGACGTAGCCAGGGTCCCAGCCGAGGCGGAAGACGAGTTCATCCGCCTGTTGAGCGAAACCCTGGCATTGACGAAAAAATCGAGGATGTGACCTTCCAGGCCCATCGCATCCTCCACCGTCAGCACGGCGAGCGCGCCGGCCGCCGGCTTCTGCACCAGCCGGTCGACATAGGCGAAGATCGCCTCGCGGTCGGGCAGCATCAGCCCCTTCTGCACGTCATAGGCGGGACCGAGCTGGCGATAGTCCTCGAAGGTCGGCTCGCGCAGCACGATTTCGGTGAAGGTCTCGCTGCCGGCCGAGTAGGTTTTCGACAGCGGAAAGGGGGCAAGGCTCATGATCTTGTTTCCTTCGGTTGGGGAGGGTCAGAACAGCCGGTCTTCCCAGCCGCGTCGCCAACTCATCACGTGCACCGGCCCATAGACCTGCGCGTTGCGTCCGCGATTGTCGTAGTAGCCGGACATCAAAGGAGGACCGCCGCCGGCTTCGTCGATGCGGAAATAGATTCCTTCCGCTGTCTCATGGAACATGCAGACCAGATTGCCGAACACCGCGTGATCGACGGTGACACTGCTGCTGACGCTGTAAAGATCGGATCGGCTACGCAGCAGCTTCAGGCGCGGAATGATGGCCGCCAGCGCCTTCTTACGGTTGCGGTCGCGAGCCGCGACCTTCGGTGACAGCATAGGGATAACGTTGGGCGAAGCGGGAATACTACCCGTGACAGTGTTGGGCATGGGGGCGTCTCCGATCTACATGGTGGAATTCAGATAAAATTAGAACAGAAGGTCTTCCCAGCCGCGTCCCCAATATTCAATCTTGTGCGAGCCAAGAAATTTTCCGCCCTCGACAGTTCCGGCATACTCGCCGCTCATCAACGGCTGGCGAGGCTTCGCGGAGGTGTCGACCCTGAAATAGGCGCCGGTCGGTCTGTCGATGAAGGTGCAGATGAGGCCGTTAAGTGCGTAGTGATGGGTGACGAGTCCTGGCAGCTCGCTATGCTGGTCGCACATCTTCCGCAGGAATATGAGCCGCGGGATGATCGCGGCGAGTGCCGCCCCTTGGTCGGGCCCACACGCGGCTTGAACTGCAGGGGTCAGGGCGTCGTTCGTCCCCAGTTCCATGGTGATGTATCGACCGCCTCCGACGTCGATCATGGCGACTCCGTTCCCATCGCTTACGGAAGCCACGAACGCGGTGAATTCCTCCATGGGGCAGCCGAGAATTACCGACAGGTCCTCGTGACGGGGCCTCAACCCGTGTTGCATGGCGTCATTCATGTTGAGCATGCGGGCATGGAACTCGGGCGTGCGGAAGTAGGCGAAACGATCGGCGTCAGGCAATGCGGGGGCGCTCCCCGCCGAGGCGTGGTTCATGGTCGTTCTCCTGTGTGAGGTCGCTAGGTAGGAACAGCCAGCGCGTGAGCGTCAGGCGGAAATTCGGTTCAGCCAGAAGGCGAGGCGGCGTGTGCCGTCGCGCTCGGGATTGCTGGCGAGCTGGTAGAGCGCGCCGTCAATGATGATGCGGTCACCCTGCCTCGGCACCCACGACCATCCTTCGGCGAGGGCCGAAAGGCAGATCCGGGTGACCTGACGCAACGGCTCGGATGGGCCGAGCGTCTTCAGTTCCGGGCTTGTTTCCAGCGTACCCTTGAAAGTGAAGGGCGCGCGGGCGGCATCGGCCACCATGTCGCCGTTCACCGCGCGCTCCGGCCGCGTCATCGCAAGCGCCGTGCAACTCGCTGTGTCGAAATGCGTGGCGACGAGAGCGTCGAGCCGGTCGAGGTGATCATCCCAGTTCATGACCTGGCTCCGTTGCCCACGAGGCGGTCTGCCGCCACGCGCGGGTCAGGCGGCCAACCGCGTCGTTGAGGTCGCTGCGGCATTTTCCGGGGTCGGCGGCGTGCCGGCCGGCGGCGCGGGTCGCCTGCTGCACGCGGCCGATTTGCTCGATGACGTAGCCATATCGCCCATCCTCGAGGAGGAGATGGCGCAGGGTACCGCATGTCGACAGAATGTCGTCGAGGGTGGCGCGAACTATGGAGGCGGAGCCGATCTGCACCATAACGGCCTGGTCGGCTTGCCGTTCGAGTGATCCAATAACTTCGCTGATCTTCTCCCGGCTCATGGCGTAACCTCTCGTGTTGCGACCAGGGCGGGCGTGGCGCTGGGCTCCGTAATCCGGTCCATCCGCTCGCGGATGCAACGGACGATCTCGGAGTTCTGCGAGGAGCCGTTGCGTGAGGCTTCGGCTTCGATGAACGACTTTAGGCTGGAAGGAAGCCGAATCATCAGCTTCGGCCAATCGCGCTGCCTACTCACTTGCATCTCCAGTATGATGGCCTAGTGCCATAATGCCCAAGTGCCACTATCTTGCAAGCAGTATATGGCCTAGTGCCATCATTTTCTTATGCCCAAAGGCCATTATGGTCGCGATATGTCCCAGAGCAGTTCCAGCCGCGACCTCAACAAATTCATTGTTCGCCTTCCCGATGGAATGCGTGAACGCATTGCCGAAGAGGCGAAGAGGAACAATCGTTCAATGAATGCAGAGGTGGTTCATAGATTGGAGCAGTCTCTGTCGGGCGACGTTGATGGTGTGTTTCGAATTCACATATCTGATTCAGCTATGGATTATATAAAGCGTTTTAATAGTTCATTGCCAATATCTGAGGCTGTATCTAATTTCTTAGAAGGTCGTGTTGATTACGAGCTGTTACAAGAAACGATAGAAGATGACAGTAAAATACAATTCGATGCTATCGACGAGTTGTCAGATTTTGTTAATTATAATAAGAAAAAGCTTGATTTGTTGATGGATCAATTTGAAGCGCGTATGCGCAAGGTTCTGAAAGATCAGATTGAATAGATGATGATCGGTAAGATCAAACGCGCCCGCCGGCGCCGTGATCTCTGCCGCATGAAGGCGAAGGCCCGCCGCGTTCGCCCCGGGAAGCCGGCACCGCTGGCGGAGAAGGAGGCCGAGTATCTCGCCGCCTGTTCCTGCTGGATGTGCCGCAACCGCCGCGCTATCGAAGGCCCGACGCTGCAGGAGCGTCGGTTCGATGCCGGGGGCGAGGCATGACGCCGAAGGTCACGAAGCGCCCGGGTTGGGATTGGACTATCTTCTACCGCTGGGACGATGAACCGGGCATTGAGGCGATGTCCGTGTTCGGCGCCATGTCGCCGGAACAGGCGCTTGATGACGCCCGTTCCTCGCTCGGTGAAGACTATGAGATTCTCGGTCTGGTGCGTCAGGATCTGCCGGTCACACTGACGGCTGTGGACGATCCCAGGGGAACTGAGTAGCTGCCTGCTCCTGCTGGATGTACCGCGGCTGCGGCGCTATCGAGGGGGAGACGCCGCAGGAGTGTCGATTCGAGACCGGTTCCCTGAATGACCAAACGCCTTGACGCGATGCGGGCAAACCCGCTCGGCAACTGGACCATCGGCGACGTCGAGCGCTTGTGCCGGGAGTTCGACATTCTCTGCGAGCCTCCGCGGGGCGGCGGTTCGCACTACAAGGTCGGCCACCCGCGAATCGCCCGAAAGCTCACCATCCCTTTCAAGCGACCGATCAAACCCGTATATATTCGTCTGCTCGTTGCGCTCGTCGATGAGGTGAGGTCGCTGCCATGACCACGGTGCCGCTCTATCCGTTCGTCATCGAACCGCTTCCCGAAGAGGAAGGCGGCGGCTTTGTCGCGATCGTGCCGGATCTGCCGGGCTGCATGAGTGACGGCGAAACCCCGCAGGCGGCCGCCCTCAATGTGCAGGATGCCATTGCCGTATGGATCGAGGCGGCCGGCGATCTTGGCCATACCGTGCCAAAGCCCTCGCGCCATCTTGCCGTGGCGGCGGAATAGACGCCGTTCGCTCGCGACGCCAGTTGTTCCCCGCCTTGGCGATGACACGCCTGGCGGGGATTTTTTTTGGCTCTCACCAACATCAGTTGCTGCCGGGAAGCCGGCCGGCGTTCGGCATGGATACACCGAGATTGGCGTTGACCGACCTGCTGCCGCCTCCTGCCGTAGCCGGCTGAACCGACACCTTGGCCGACGAGATTGCCGCCGCGCCGCTCTGCAGGCCCTGCTCCAGACGACCAGCGGCACGCTCCAGCATGCCGACACCGGTGCGGATCGCATCGAGGATCGCCCCTGCAGCGTCGGTGCCGCCATTCTTCACGGCATCACCGGCGCCGTCCATCGCTTCGCGTAGCTGGTCGATCCCCTCGATGGGCGGCGGTGCCGGCAACCAGTTGTCCGAGGGGGAAGGTGCGCGCAGCGGGTTCGGTTGTGGTGCCGGGTGCGTCTCGCCGAAATAGGAGCCGCCGAGCACCGGCGTTTCGAAGTTGAGCCCGCTGCGGACACGCAGGGGATTGGGAGGCGGCATTGGCACGGCGCGCAGGGGATTTGGCTCCGGACGCGGCACGCCGGGAGCAAGGTCAGTGATATTGCTCCAGTTGGACGCCTCCAGCTTTTGCAGCCAGAGAGGCGGCTTGAACGAACCCGCGTCGATCGCGGCCCCATAGCGCCGCGCCTCGGCTTCGGCATGCGACCGATAAAGTCGGTCCATCTCGCCGGGGACCTGAGGAAAGAGGCTGTTCTCATAGTCGATGATGGAGCCGGCAGCCGTCGCTTGCTGGCGTTGCGCCGTTGCCGCGACATCCTCCGGATCAGGCTTCCAGCCGCCCTTGATCGCCATCGCGCGCACGTCCTCCGGGGTGGACGTGAGATTGAACTTCCACCGCTCCCCCGCGCTCATGCCCTCCTTTCCCTTTTCGACGGCGGCCATGAAGTCCTGTTCCTGCTGGCGCATCGCGTTCAGCTGGTTGAGGCCGTCCGCCACAGCGCCGGCGCCCGTGGTAATGCCGAGGCCGTCTAGAAAGCCGCCAGCTGCATTGGTCAGCTCCTTCAGCGAATTACTGAGCCGGTCGACGCGGGATTGGGTGTCTCCGATCACCCGCTTGAGGTTCGCCTCGGTTGCGCCGGCGGAGTTGTTCACGGCGTCGACGTAGCCCAGGTAGGAATCGGTGAGCGTGATCATCGCCGTGACGGCGCGCCGGGCTTCCTTGTCGGTGTAGATCGAAGAGATGAGCATGTTGCGCTGGGTATCGCTCATGCCGTTCGTCATTTTGCGAAGCACGTCGATCACGGCCTCGAACTGGTTTTTGCCTTTCTTCGCGGCATCCTCCAGCACCTTGCCGATATCGACGCCGCGCTTCTTGAAGGCGTTTGCCACGGTCGGGGAGAGCGTCTTTTCGATTGCGTCGCCGACTGCGGTCGCCGCCTCGCTCGAATCGCCGGACACCTGCCGCACCGTCTGCAGCATGGCGACCAGCTTGCTGGTGCCATCGAGCCCGGTGAAGCCCAACTTGGCGGCTGACGCCGTGAGGCTCGGCAGATACTGCGCCATGTCCTTCAGTTCGAACTGGCCGAGCTGCCCGCCGACCACCAGCATGTCGAAGGCGCTTTGCATCTCGCTGCCAGCGACCTTGAAGGAGGTCCCCAGCGCGTTCGCCGAGGTCGACAGTTCATCGGTAGCCGCTCCACTCGCCTGGGCGGTCGTGAGAATGGACGGAAGGAACGCCATGGCCTCCGGCAGGCTCTTGCCCGTCGCGACCAGGGCGTCGAGGCCGGCATAGGCCTGGTCCAGCGGAAGGGCGAGCCGATCCGCCATTTCGGCAACCTGCTTGGTCGCCGCCTTGGTCTCAACATCGGTGGCGCCCGCCGCCAGTCCGACGCGTGTCATCTGCCGTTCCAGCGCGGCATAGCTCTGGATGGCCGCAGCGGCGCCGATACCACCCAGCGCTCCCGCAACCAGGCTGCCGGTTCGACCAATGCCGGCGGCAACGGCCTGGTGCCGGCTGATCATTTTCTCCGCCTTGGCCATCTTTGCCTGCTGGCGGTCGAAATAGGTCTGCTTGCGGTTGGCCTCATCGGCGATGCGTTGGGCCTTTCGTAGTCGTGCTTCGAGGCTCGCAAAAGCTTTGGCTGTGCGATCCTGGGCATTAATCTTGAGTGTTGCTTCGATTTCACGCGCCATCATGGCCTCCCATCAATCCGGATCAACCAAATTTACGGCTCAGCAGGTACTGTATCTGCTGCTGAATAACGGTCTTGAACTCTGACTCGGCGATGTCCGAAAGGAGATCCTCGTAGATGCTCTTGTTGTTCAACACGGCATCAGCCGGGCTGGGACCGAAGACGCGGTGCGTCGGCGTCCGCTTCGCCAGCTTTTCGCGCAAGAGTACATAGCCGGCCGCCCGCGCGGCCGAGGCGGGTGGGATGAAGAAATTGCCCTCGTACTTCCCGCGGCCGCGCACAAAGACACCATAGCGGGTGGCATGGACGCCGAGTTTCTCGATGGGGATATTGGCGGACCTGACCTTCAGCGTGACCTCTCCGCCAGAGAGGCGGGAGGTCAGGTGCGGCATGATCAGCCGCTGCGGCAGCTTGATGTGCCTGGAGGCGAGACGCGCATATTGCCGCTCGATGACCTGCTTCGTGCGGGCTGCGGCGCGGCCGAAGGCAACGCGCTGCATGTCGAGGGGCAGCTTCTCAACCATCTGCTCCAGCGCTTTCAAAGCGTGATAGTCGAAGTGAAGCCTCGGTGTCATAGGTTCCTTTCCTGCCGCCTATCGCGACATCCATTTCGAGCGCAGCACGCTCTGGGGTTTCGGTTCGGGCGAAAGCGAGGGAGACGGCAGGACGCTCGCCAGTTCGGCGGCCTCGCACCTGGCAATAGCCTCGGAGAGGGAGAAGCCGGCGGCATAGAGCCCGTGCAGTGCCGCGGTCGCATAGACCCGGCAGTCCAGCGGCTCATTGCGCACGCCGGGGTCGGGCACCCACTCGATGCGGGCGACGCCCTTGGTGTAGCGGCGCACCGGGCGCTCGGCGACCAGACCGGTGAACCAGAGATAGTCGCGCTCGACCGGCCAGTGGCAGGCGCCAGCGCCGCCATCGTCGATGCGCAGCCGCGACAGCAGCCCGTGTTTGAGCGTGTCGACGCCGACAATATGGACCGGCGCTAAGTGCGCTATGCGCGGCTTGGGCGGGCGTTTCGGCCACGGCGGCACGCCAGGGCCACCTCGCCCCTTGATCGCCCATATGCGCCGGTTCAGCCGCTCTGCGGAGAAGGTCATGACCATGTCGGTGCGATGGCCGCCGGAATCGACGGCGGCGGCGAGCACGGGAAGGTCAGGGATGGCTTTCGGGTGGCGGAAGCGTCGGGCAAGCAGCCGATCGAGCGCGGTCCACGGCTCCGGACGCGAGGTGTCGCCGTGGATGATCTCATAGTCGAGAGACCAACTCGCTTCGCCGCGGCCCCAGCCGACGAACTCCACCTCGATGCGATCATCCTGGGTGTCGACGCCGGCGGTGATGACGGCGACGCCTTCAGGCAGCAACTCGATCCATGGCGGATCGCAGGCGATGCCGCGGGCGGCAAGCGTGTCAGGCGCCAGGGGCGCCATGTCCCGGTCCTCGAACGGCTCACCGAGCTTCAGGTTGGTCCACGTCTTCAGCCGCGCGGGATCGCGCTTCGAGGTGAGGAAGTCAGCGGCAACCTCGCCCCAGCTCTCGAAGGGTGAGTACAGGGCGGAGAGATGGAAGCCGGCGGTGAGGCCATCGCCCTCGGCCGTGGGGCGCCATTCGCCCTTCGCCAGCATGGCCGGCTTGTCGGCTTCCTCGATCACGCCGCCGCAGGCCTCGCAGGCATAAAATGCCTTGCGCGGCTCACCCTCCGGCCAGGTCACGCCGCGCCAGGTGAGCGCCTGGTGCGTCCCGCAATGCGGGCAGGGCACGAAGAAGCGCCGCTGGTCGCTCTCGGCATAGGCCTTCTCGATCCGCGACACACCTGCTTCTGTCGGCGTCGAGATGAGGAAGATCTTGCGCCGGCCGCGGAAGGTCACGGTGCGCTGCACGGCCAGCGCCACCGGATCGCCTTCGCCATCGGCATCGGCCGGGAAGGCGTCGACCTCGTCGAGCACGAGATAGCGCGCCGGCGTCGAGCGCAGGCCCGTGGCGGAGTTGGCGCCGGTCATGATCAGAGCGCCGCCGGGAAACTCCTTCAGGCCGACCGTATTGCCGGGATCTTTCGCGCGGGCGGGAGCGATGCGGCTGCGCAGCGCTGGCGTACCCTCGATCAATGGTTCGATGCGGGTGCGGGAGTTTCGGCGCACCATGTCGAGCGAGGGCCAGACAGCGAGGATGAGGCCAGGCGCATGGGCGATCCAGTAGCCGATGGCGTTCAAGCCGGCTTCCGTGCCGCCGGTCTGCGCGCCCTTCATCAGCACCACGCGCTCGATTGCTGACGAGGTGGAAAGGCAATTCATGATCTCGGCGAGATAGGGCACGCGGGAGGTGCGCCACGGTCCCGGCTCGGCATTGGTGCCCGGCAGCGTGCGGTTTGCATCCGCCCATTCGGTCACGGTCATCTGCAGTTCGGGTCGCAGCCCACGCCGCCAGGCGGCGTCGACCAGTTCTGCAGTGAGTTCAGCGAGGTCAGTCATGGGGAATACCCTCCAGCGGCATGTCGGCCAGTGTGGCGAGCTGGGAGCGCACGAGGCGGTCGAGCACGGCGACGACGGCGGAGAGGTCCGCGCCGGCGCTGGAGGCTATCTCCGGCGCCGCACGGTTCACCCAGCCGAGCCAGGCGTCTCGCTCGAGGCGGGCGCGGCTCTCGACCGTGCGTAGCGCCGCCGCACGGTCAATGACATGGCGCCCCATCTTCTCCGCCTTCAGCCGGGCGATCTCCGCCTCAGCGGCGTCGCGCTTCGCCCGGGATGATAGAGTGGCAGACGAGAGGGGCGCTTCATCGACCAATGCCCGCCGGCGGTTCGGGTCGACATTCGAGGCTACCCAGGCCTTGCCGCGCTCGACGTGGATGCGCCCGCCCGGCTCAACGGGAAGACCGGCGGTGATGAGCTGCGAGACGCGGCCGGGCGAGACGCCGAGTAGCTCGGCGAAGCCCTTCTTGGACAGGGTTGCTGCCGGCTTGCCGACGTCATCGCCGAAGAGGGAGGAGCTATGCAAATCCTGCATCCTCAACCCTTCCTCAAGCCGGGAAGTTTAGCGACTAAATCGGGTTCGTCTGGCAGGATCTCGCGCTCCGCCGGACCCGTGGGCGTGGCTAAGGGGGAGGACCCGCCGCCTTGGAGGCTGCGTGGGGCGCATGGGTCGGCGGGCATCGTCCTCGCCAACTGCCGAAGCGCTGCCTCGATCTCGGATTTCGCCTCGTGGAAGGCCTCGGGGTTACGATGCGAGGGGACAAGGCGGCGGACACGGTTCGCCAGTTCTTCCAGCGCCTGCCCCATCACCTCGCCAGCTTGTACTGACGAGGTCTGACGCACTGACGCACTCCGACGCAGTTCTGTATAAAATGGATATGAGTGCGCGCGCGCGTGTACGCACGTACGGTTTGCGGAAACTGCGTCGGAGTGCGTCAGTACGTCAGGGTGTGTCAGACTGCGACGGTTAGTGAGCATCACCGCGCACCTCCCTCGGCTGGCCCAAACCAGCGTTCGCCATTCGGGCCTCGTGGCGCACGGCCCCAGCCGAGGCGTTCAAGACAGGCGGCGATGCGCCGTTGGTCCGCGGTTCCGATCCGTGGCGTCTCTATGTTCAGGGCGTAGATGGCCACGTCCTTGACCGTGACGCGGGTCTTGCCGAGCAGCCACGGGCCGATGATCTCTTCCCATGCATCGGCCTCAAAACGCGCCTCCTGCTGAGGCTTGATGTGCTCACGCTCGAAATCCGCAGTCGGCCACCATCGACACGCGGCCAGATACAGCTGGTAGGCTTCGGCAAAGAGCTGGTCGCGATCGCGAAGCAGCGCGTTCGGATTGATCTTCCCGACCTTCACCGGCCAGAAGCGTCGGCCGCCCGTCTCATCGCGCAGGTAGGCCGACTTGTTCGTCGTGCCGATGAAGACGCACTGGCGGGGCTGGTCGACCTCCATGCGCCCATAGGGCGGCCGATAGCGCTCGACGGAGCGGGTAATGAATGCCTTGAGTGCGGCGTCCTCCACCTTACCGATGGCGGACAACTCGGCGATCTCGATCAGCCATTTGCCGGGCAGATGCAGACTCGCGTCCTTGCCGCTGGTCACGTCCGGCATATTGTCGGAGAACCAGTCGCCGCCGAGGATCTTGCAGGCGGACGACTTCATCGCGCCCTGCGGCCCTTCCAGCACCAGCATGTAGTCGGCCTTGCAACCGGGCTCGAAGATGCGGGCCACCATGGCGATCAGGAACATGCTGCCGATCTGCGAGGTGTAGAGCGTCGGCTCACAGCCGAGATAGGTCTGCAGCCATGTCGCCACGCGCGGCGTGTCATCCCAGCAAAGGCTTTCGACATAGTCGCGCACCGGGTGGAACGTGCGTTCATGCGCGATGATATCGACCGCCTGATAGGTCGTGTCCTTGCCGAGCCGCGGCAGCCCAGCGTCCTGCAGATATTCCTGCAGGCGGTTCATGTCGTTGTCGCACACCTGGCGCGGGACGAAGTCGTCATCCGGCAATTCGTCGCCGGCACCGGGCGCCGGGACTGGGCTTTCAAGGATCAGTGACGAGCGGAAGGCGTCATAGGCGAAGATGTTGGCAATGCCGGGATCGCAGCGCAGGGCATGCGCCGCGTTCGCCAGGTTGCCAAGCGGCTGACCTTTGTCGTCCCTTGTGCAGTCCGCCAGCCAGCCCGTGGCGGGCCGCTTACCCGGCTTCGGCGTCCGCGTGGACTTTTTCCGATTGGAAGGCGGCGGCGGGTTGTTGGCCTCCTCGGGGAAGACCCTTTCGAGGATCGACTGATCCACGTCGGCCCGTTTCCGCGCCGCATCTCCTCCCTCGGGATCGACGACACTCGCGCTCATTCGCCGTCGCCCTCCGGTGGGAATGCCCCTTCGGAAAAGCCTTGCGGATCAGTGGTCGATTTTGTGTCCCACTTGTCCGTAACCGTCTTGGAATGTGGTTCCTCTTTGGCGCCGTCCCTGGGCACCA